GGAGATAAATCAATTTATCCGTTCTGGAACTTAAAAGAAGGCGGAGAATCTACACTTAGATTTTTACCAGATGGTAACTCCGACAACACCTTTTTCTGGGTTGAGAGAGCAATGATTAAATTGCCTTTCTCAGGCATTAAAGGTGAATCAGAAAGCAAAAACATCACAGTACAAGTACCATGCGTAGAAATGTATGGCGACACTTGCCCAATTTTATCAGAAGTACGTGGTTGGTTTAAAGACCCTGCGTTGGAAGATATGGGTCGTAAGTACTGGAAGAAACGTTCTTACATTTTCCAAGGTTTCGTTGTTGAAGACGGACTAGGCGAAAAATCAGAAGAGCAACCAGAAAATCCAATCCGTAGATTTATCATTGGTCCTCAAATCTTTACATCAATTCGTGCGGCACTTGTCGATCCAGAATTGGAAGATTTGCCAACTGACTACGTACATGGTTTAGACTATCGTATGAAAAAGTCTAGCAAAGGTGGTTACGCAGACTACTCAACTTCAAGTTGGGCACGTCGTGAGCGTCCATTGAGCGATGCTGAAAATGCGGCTATTCAACAATATGGCTTGTTTAATTTGACAGACTTCTTACCTAAGAAGCCAGGTGAAGTTGAGTTGAAAGTCATGAAAGAAATGTTTGAAGCTTCTGTAGACGGCGAGCCATATGACATGGAACGTTGGGGACAATATTTCAAACCAGCAGGTATGAGCCAAAATACCGGCGATCCTAACAAGTCAACTCCTAAAGCAAGTGCTCCTGTAGCAGACGACATCGATGAAGATGACACACCGGCGCCAGTGACTAAAGTAGCAACTGCTCCAAAAGCAAGTGCTCCTGCGGCAACCGAAGGCGGTGATTCACGTGCCCAAGACATCTTGGCAATGATTCGTAATCGTCAAAAAGCGTAAACGGCTAGGGCCTCTGCAACTTAGTTGTACGCCCTAATTATCTATTTAGGAGAATTATATGGCCACAAAGGCATTCGATTTATCGAAATTTAGAAAAACCTTGACTAAAAGTATTGATGGTCTAGGTGTAGGTTTTAACGATCCTACAGATTGGATTAGTACAGGCAACTATACGCTTAACTATCTAATTAGCGGAGATTTCCACAAAGGTATTCCATTAGGAAAAGTTACAGTGTTTGCTGGCGAATCTGGCGCAGGTAAAAGTTTTATCTGTTCGGGCAATCTAGTACGTAACGCACAACAACAAGGAATTTATGTTATTCTTGTAGATACCGAAAATGCATTAGATGAAAAGTGGTTGAAAGATCTTGGCGTAGATACTAGCGAAGACAAATTGCTAAAATTAAACATGGCAATGATCGATGATGTAGCTAAAACTATTCATGAATTTATGTCAGAATACAAAACAATGACAGAACGTCCTAAAGTCTTATTTGTCATAGACTCATTGGGTATGTTGCTTACCCCTACCGATATCAACCAGTTTGAAGCGGGAGACTTGAAAGGCGATATGGGTCGTAAACCTAAAGCACTTACAGCTCTAGTGCGTAATTGTGTTAATATGTTTGGATCCTATAATGTTGGAATGGTATGTACTAACCATACATACGCTAGTCAAGATATGTTTGATCCAGATGACAAAATTTCAGGCGGGCAGGGCTTTGTTTACGCAAGTTCAATTGTAGTTGCTATGAAAAAATTAAAGTTGAAAGAAGACGAAGACGGCAACAAGGTATCAGATGTAATGGGTATTCGTGCATCATGTAAGATTATGAAAACTCGTTACAGTAAACCTTTTGAAACTGTACAAATTAAGATTCCATATGAAACAGGTATGAATCCTTACAGCGGTATGGTTGATATGCTTGAGAAGCAAGGCATACTTGTTCAACAAGGTAATAGACTAAAATATGTTGACCCAACCACCGGTGAAGAAACCTTATTGTACCGAAAAGAATGGAAAGATGATAAATTAGATATGATAATGGCAAATTATCATTTAAAAAATACCACCACAACCATTCCTGAGGAGACAGAAGAAAATGTTGAGTGAAACACAAGTAGGCGATATCTGGTTAAACTTTGTTGAATACATAGATAAGAAACAATTAGAGACTGTAGCTGAACGCTACGTTGATTTATTAGCAGATTTTGGAGTATCTGACAAGGTATTTCAAGCTGCAACAGGTGTAGACGAAACACTTGACCAAGCAATCGGTTATTATCTCAACGATGACGAAGAAATCGAAGAAGATGATGACGATTACGGCGAATTGGAGTTTTAATGGGTTGGTATTCTGACGTTGCTAAAGATATTTCTAATATTCCCGATGCGGCTGAATATTTTAATTCAGAATTAGAGGAAGCAAGAAAAGAATGTAAAATTACCGGTAATGTTGAACGTGCCGCGGCAAGTATGCCTGGCATTGTTGAACAAAGATTTGGTCAATTACAGGAAATCGAGGCAATATTAGAATATCTTAACATTGAATTACGCAGACTTAAAAGTCAGCATTTTCGCAAGTACTTAGAAAACTATCAACGTGCTCTAAGTAGTCAAGATTGTCATCGTTATGTTGAAGGTGAGGCAGATGTAGTTGACTTTGAAAAAATTATCAACGAATTTGCCTTACTACGCAACAAATGGTTGGGTATTACTAAAGCACTTGACCAGAAACAATGGCAAATTACAAATATTGTAAAATTACGTGTCGCAGGCATGGAAGACGCAACCTTGTAATCAATTCGCCCAAAAGGTAGACCGTAGGCCTTAAATAATATTGAGGCCTATTTTTTTCTAAATGGTTGATTTAACTAAAAAGTTAGTGTATACTTACAATATGATACCAGTTGATAATATTTTACTTGAAATTTTAAATTCTATATCACCTACTGTTGAAGAAGTAATCGCTATCAAAGACAGTAGAGTGTTACGTAGCCTTGGCACATCGGTCACTAACCATAATTTTATCACGGAAAATCAAAGTAAACTGCTACTTCGTATTTTTCGAGAAAATAGTGAAAAATTGTCGAAAATTTCAGAAAATTTAAATGACTGTTTAATCGATCCTTTTTGGTCAAAACCATTCAGACAGATAGAACAGGTAAAAAAATTCTATATAGAAAAAAATGAAAACCAAGATTTAACACTTTTCATAGAATTTACGTTTTCTTCGGAAATTCGCCGAATTTTACAAAATTTGTCGAAAAATTGTGAAAATTTAATTGCCACGTCAAACAGCAAATTGTACACCGCTGACCTAACTGAGAAAAATATCGTAATTTTAGTCGAAGCACTAACACCACATAACTTCACCATAGACGATGTCATAAAAACCCATTATGAGACCATAAAATCTTGGTCAAAAAATGAGGTCGAACAGCAATTTTTACTTCACAACATTGAGCACAAGAACTTTCAAAAGGCCATCACCGAAGATTTAGGTATTGAAACCTCTATTGACCAGAACATCATAAATGACCGTAGCATACGGTATCAATTCCACCTGGAAAATCCCCGAAATTTCGGTGAAAATTTGACCGAAAATATAGCTAACAGAACCAAGCCAAGAACCTATGTTGATAAAAATCAGCATTCAATGACAGAAATTGTCGACACACTAATTCAACTAAAACGCTTGCCTGTACTAGTGGTTTTTGACACTCTTGTCAATAACAAATATTTTGAAAATTTACAAATTTTGTCGGATGCCTTAGAAAAAAATGGAATTTTTGACCATATTGGAATTTACTTTAGATTGACCAACGACGACACTGGAAAAAAATTCAATCAGTTTATCGCAGAAAAAAAGTACAATTATCCACTAGATGACACAACAAAAGTAGCTTGTGTACAAAGTGGAAAATTACCGAAATTTTTCCTAAAAAACGCATGGCGTCCAATGAGTGTGGTTGCCCTAGATAGCCGTATGGGTTTACGTCACGGCAAAACTGCTGTATACTCTAACTATTGTGATTTAATTGTCGAGTGGGCAGATGAACCGAATATAATGGATATTGGAAGAATAAAGCAATGACGGTAAAATTAGTGATTCGCGACGAAGTTAATATCAAGTTCGAAAACTTGAGTCTTGAAGCACGGAAAAAATTAGCCAACACTTTTAAGTATGAAGATCCAACAGCAAGATATAGACCTGCTTATAAA